GGGGCCGCCTCAGACTAGCTGAGGGCCCGGCAAACTAGCCGGGGGAGGTATCCTTGGATCCTCCTAGTAAATTCACCTTCAGTAACTCTGCACATTGTTCCGCTTATCACGGAACCGTCTCAGTTATGGTTCCTAACAAAATAGGAGTATAACTATGAGAGACGAGGTTGAGAGCACAAGTCAGTGCGTCTGGACACTTTCACTCGATTCGTTTTTTCGGTCTTATCCGTCAACGAACCGGTGGGATGTCAAGAAAGCACGTGCCGATATAGTTCAGGGGAATAAAGTCACCCCACTTCCATATAGCGCCTATCGCTATAGCTTCAAGCCGAAACCGGCTGATTACTATACGCAATCGGGTCTACATGTGGAAGGTCTATATGGCATGACGCAACCGTATGACTTCATGTATACGCTGTTCCAAGCTCAATCAGTGGCGCCAGGTTTAAAACTTGACCTGGAGAACCTGCTGGTTGAAGCAATTATGAACAAGCACATGGAGTACGGGGTTGCTCTTGGCGAATTAGGTGAGAGCGCAAACACCCTTGCGAATGTCATTCGCAAGATTCATGGTGTTTTCGCAATCATCCGATCCCCTGTCCGGGGGTCGGGTCGTCAAGCCCGGAAACGGGCCCAAAGGCGAAAGATCCGCGACATCAAGAATTTGACAGGGCTCTCCCCAAAGGGAGTCCTCGATAACTCGTTGTCGTGGTGGCTTCAGTACAAGTTTGCTTGGCTACCCCTCTTCTCCGATGCGTATAGCATCATGGAGGATATAAAGGGTCTTGCTGGCGAGACATTGCGTCTTGGCCATACTGAATTCGCCCAGACTACCACTTCCCTTCCAAACAAAATGCGGCCGGGTTATACCGGCAGCGTTGAGCGTACATACGGAGCAAAAGGATCAGTCACCTTTCGGGTGGATGACCCCTGGCTACGTATGCTCTCGAGACGAGGTTTAACAAACCCGCTCTCGATTGCTTGGGAGTTGTTCCCTTATTCCTTCGTTGTAGACTACTTCGTAGGAATAGGCACGTTCCTTGACGGTGTCAAGGGTGTGCAAGGACTCTCTTTTGAACATGGGTATATCACAACCTATGTCCAAGAGAAGGGAACGTTAGAAAGGTTCCTCCACTCCGATGGAGAGGGTCAACCTTTCGGATGGGAAATTGATAACTTCTCATTTGAACGTGTAGGAACGCATAGCTTCCCACGGACCCACTTACGGCTAAAAGTGCCGAACTTTAACCAGGCTCTCGTTATCGGAGCGATAGCCCTAACAAGGAGATAGGCGATGCCTGCTCTTACTATCATCACGGCAAATGACCGTGAGTCTACCCCCGTAACCCATTCCTTCTCGCCTGACGGCGAGGAAAATGGGGTCTTCCGTTTCGTCGAAACGGACGGGGTTCCAGTTGGGGACAATGTCCTCACCGTGTCCAAAAACGTTACGCCTGCGCAGAAGCGCAAGCTGCGTGTACGTCTGGCAATGCCGGTGACCGTCACTGAGACGGTAAACGGCGTCGATTCGCCGAAGATCGTGCGGACTGCGTATGCAGATTTCGCATTTACCTTCGACAAAGAGTCGACTCTCCAGGAGCGCAAGAATCTTGTCGGCCTAATGGCTGGCCTCCTTGCGTCGAGTGAGCCTTCGATGAACGAAGTTCTCACCGAACTGAAAGGGTTCTATTGATGCGCCCATCTAGCTTTCAGGCTATACGGTGGCTTTTCGACCTTCTGGGTCGTAAGTTCCACCAGGCCTTTGAACGCCGGACGGGTATCCAGATGAAAGATGTATCCATCTGGGGCACAATAGGACTTTGCTTACTCGTTGTAGTTGCACTCACCATGTCGGTGAGTGACCCGACCATCGACCTAACAAGTGTGTTAGAGTTGATAATGGGGCAACGGTAAGTCAGTCTCTCGTATAACATCCATAAGGAGTATATACTATGGAAAAGAGAAGAAAACGTCAGCCCAAAGGCGACGCCAACTTCTTGCCAGGACATATCGGAGAAGCTTTTCAGCAAGAGCTAACTACTCTTGTGGAGGGGCTTTCCCTACCTGAGTCGGATGGAACTTCCCCGGCCCTTGAACGGGCTCAGTGGAAGATTTCCTATTTGCAGAGCGAGTTTCTTTCGAAATATTGCGATGCAAATACAACTCCGGCCTCCGATCGTGCTGCAGCTGCCATTAAGAAGTGGCAAGCGTCCGAAGACACCAACCGACAAACCAACATACGTCTTTACTACGACGATGTTGACTTCGGGTATACCACCAGCGAAGCTCTGATTCAGAGAACCGCTGGGATTATCAAACAGGTCTTGGGCGGAATTCCCGCCGACCTATTTGATCGAGGCTCCCATACAAACGGGGCCTCGACTCGTGTCGGTCGCAGCTCTAAAGCTGCGCTTCAAAAGCACCTTGGTGAAGCACATGTCTCCCATTTGGCCCTACCACACTGGTGCAGGGCGACCCAAGGGTCGCTCCTTAGACATCAGATGGTAAGGTTGAGGGGGAGTTCTGAGCTTTTCACTGTTCCGAAATCTTCTGATATTGACCGTGCGGCTTGTAAAGAGCCCGAAGTCAACTTGTATCTCCAACGTTGTGTTGGGGGACATATCAGGAAGCGGTTGCGCAAATTCGGCATTAATCTGAATGACCAGACGGTCAACCAGAGGCTTGCTCGAGATGCCCTAGAGATGGGGCTTGCGACTATCGACCTATCTGCCGCCAGTGACAGCATAACCAAGCAATTGGTATTTAAGTTGTTACCTTTTGAGTGGTGGTCCCTTCTCGACGATCTACGCGTACATTACGTACAGATCGACGATACCATCGTGGAAACAGAGATGTTCTCCTCGATGGGAAACGGGTTTACGTTTGAGTTAGAGAGCCTTATCTTTTGGGCTCTAACCCGGGCTATCGCCTGGGCATCAAACGTAAAAGGTACGATATCCGTTTTCGGAGATGATATTATCGCGCCGGCTAAGTTAGGACCCCGGATCAAGCGGACCTTCGCGTACTTTGGTTTCAAAGTTAATGCGA